TTTGTCATGCCAAATTTTGACATAAAGTGTTCAATCAATTGAATCCTGCTGGGCGTTTTTGGCGTTGCCATACGCTGCTGAATAATAGCCGACATCAGCTCTTGCCCGCCTATACCGCCTGCTTCAGCCATGTCAGCAATGTCGCCCATGCCAGCTTTTCTTAAATACTCAACAGTCTTATTCCGACGTTTTTTCTCTGTGCGCTGATTCCGAATATCTGCAATTGCGTTTGACATATTTGGATCTGGATTTACCGTCTGCGAATTAAGCCAATTTGCCATCACGCCGCTAAAGTCTTTGAAGCTGTCACGCTCAAAAAACCTTTGGCCTGTTTCGCCCGCTGCGCCCGGTTGCATTTTTTGTAAACCAAGGTTTGCGAGTAAGCCCCCGCCTGCATTCTGTTGCATTGGTGCATTCCTTCCTTGAGGCGATTGGTTGAACATGCCGGGGGCGGCTAGGGGCTGTGGTCTGGTCTTTGCAAAGTCTAGCAAATTTTTTTGGCGATTTCCTCGCCATTGAGCTATGCCATATGCCCCTTCCGCTGGATTGTGGGCATTTGAGTCAATCTGCGCGTGTGCCTCAACCATTAAGTTGCCAGCTATGCCAGCGGCTTGTGCTGGTGACATGCCTTGCTTAATAAAATATTCATATGAAGTTTTGACATTTGGCGGCAATCCAGCAGCAAGCTCTGGCGTTTTCATGGCGTTAAAAACTTCAACAGCATATTGCTGACGTTGACCTAACGTTTTGCCATCAGAACGCTCATACTTATCATCCCACGCCATTGCGTAGTCTTGCGGAGTTACATATTTTCCAGACGCAAAAGCATCAGCCGTGCGCTTCTCAGAGCCGCCAAGCTCATGCATGATGTAATCAAGCTGAGTTTGAAACGGTATGTTAAACTGAGGAACCATTCCGCTTACCTAGCTCCAAACATAAACGGCAAGCTCAGATAGTTAAACAAACCCGGATTTTGTGTCTTCGTTGTGGTGCTTGGCTGTGGGCTTCCGGTAATTGCCGCCATTGGATATTGCAACGAATTGTAAGGGGCATTAACAAAGTTGTTGTACTGGCCCTTCGCTGCGTCGATTAAACTCTGGTTCATGCCCTGCTGTAGCAATCCTTGGTTGTACTGGTCCTGCTGCAATGTGCGGCCCATGTTAAAGCCTTGCTGACCCAACGCTCCAAGCTGTGCGCCTGCATTTTGGCGCATGTTTTGCGCCATCATCATGTTGCCTAAGTTGGTGTTTGTCATCGCGTTTTGTGCGCCCATGTTCATGCCGCTGGCATTGTTTAGTGCGCCTTGATTATTTGCGGCAGCGGTGTTGGCAGCGTTGGCCCCAAATTGGCTTGCAGCAGAATTTAAGTTAGCATTTTGCAAGGCGGCAGCGTTAGCGGCTCGTGCGCCGAATTGAGATGCCTGCGACCCTAATCCTGCATTTTGAGATGAGGCATTATTCTGCGCATTGGCTAATAGAGAAAGCTGGGCGTTGTTTGCGGCCTGATTTAGATTATTCGCTTGGTTGTTCGCTTGCGCGCCAAACTGTGAGGCGTTGTTGGCTGCCGCTTGATTAGCGAGTTGGCTTCGCAGCGAGTTGGCCGCAGAAGTTGTGTCGGCTTGCAGATTTGCGTTTTGGTTGGCAAGCGCGGCTTGCATGTTGGAGTCGGCTCCGTAGCGGCGCTGAGAGTTAAGCGCGGCTTGGTTGGCAAGGCCAGCGGCGTTGGCCGCTTGCGCTCCAAATTGGCTTGCTTGATTTGTCATGCTGGCATTTTGCAAAGCTGCATTATTAAGCGCTTGCGCGCCAAATTGTGATGCCTGATTGCCAGCCTGCATATTTGCTACCTGCTGCTGAAGGCTATTAGCCGCCGTGTTAGTCTGAGCTTGCAGATTTGCGCCCTGATTTGCCATGCCAGCTTGCATACGGCGGTCAATGTCAGCTTGGGCAAGAGTTTGCGCATTAGTGAAGCCCTGTTGACGTAATCCAGTAGATGTTTTTGCCGCCTGTTCAGCAAATGCTCGGTTTGTTTCTGCCTCTGCAATGCCTTGCCTTGAGCCGCCAAATGCGTTGGCTGCTGTGGCTTTCGCTGCGTCATTTGTTTGCTGAATTTGGCGATTTCGCTCAATGTCGCCCATAGCCAAGTCAATCACGCCCGTGTCGTATTGGTTTTGATATCGTGACAGATCTGTGTCACCAATCTGACCAGCCGTTACGTCAAGCTCACGTATATCTCTGACGCCTGCTGCGCGTTCTGCATCATAGCCTTGAGCAGCAGCTTGCGCGGCGTTGTAGCCTTGCGAATTTGCCAGCGCTGCTTGATAATTTTGACCACCAACTTGGTTAGCGCCAATTGCTGCTGGGCCACTAATTTCACGCGCATCATATCCTTGCCCGCTTGTTTGTGCTGCGTTGTAGCCCGTCGCATTAGCTTTTGTCGCGTCGTAGCCTTGGCTGGTTGCATTGCTTGCATCATAGCCAGTTGACCCCATAAGTGCGGCTCGCATTTGTGCGGCTTGACCTTGAGGCGCTTGAAAGTTTGTGCCTTGCTGCGCTGTGTTTAAAGCATTTGTGTAAGCACTTGCACTTTGATCAAAAACGTTTTGACCTTGCTGGAATTGCTGTTGAGGCTGCTGCGCTTGTTGCGCTGGCATGCCAGTTCCACGCCGTAAAAGCTCCATCGCACCCTGCTGATCGCCTGCCAACATCATCTGACGTGCCTGCTCAGAATAGCCTGGCGCAAGCCCACCTTGGCCGTCCGTCCTAGCTGGACCTAGACTGTCTTGATAGGTTGGTGACATTGGATCGCCAACAGACATTTGTGGGGGGTTGTTTTGAAACGCCTCTTGGCCCGTTGTGAATTGCGGTTGATCGTTCATGCCCGGATATGGCCCCACAGCTTCAAAATTCCTTTTGCCCGATGTGTCAAAGCCATCAGCACCGAATTGACGAAGGCCCGTGGCGTTGGCTGGAATTGCGCCTTGGTTTGCTGCACCGCCCATTTTAGCGACCCCCTACGAATATTCCGACCGCGAAAAACTGCGCCGTTCGCGCTGCAAACTTTATGCCGCCGATCAAGGTGCGGCTTTCGCCTGTTGCGAAGTCAATATAATTGCGAAACTCCGTGTAGTGCTGGTGTGCTTTACCTTGCTCAATCTTGCGTTTACCAAGCGCTTGATAACCGCGCCTGATTGCTTCACCCCACCATTTTCCATGCAGTGCTTTTACGCACCACACGACAGCGCGGCGTTTTGTTTTTGGCGTAAATGCGCCACTCGCAACAGCGTGAGTTGCCACAACGCATTTGTCTGGATTTGTAGATTTCTGTCCAGAGTCGCTAGCCGAAACGCCACTATTTGCGGTGGAGTTTTGACTGATGATATTTGAGGCGCGAGCTATTCCACCGACGCGGTTGGTAGGATCGTTGTCATTGTCGTAAAAATTGCTTTGCATACCCGGCCCACCACCGTCAAACATATCGTTAAAAGATTGATAGCCGAAAATGCCACTGCCGCCAGCATTAGGCGTTGGCGCTTGGTAGTTGCCACCGTAGCTGTTTCCCCTGACCATAGCATCATAGTTTTGCTCGGTCATACTTGGCCTGCTGCTTTCTTGCTGAACTGGCCCACCTTGGGCTGGCATAGGTTGAACCGGCAACCCCTGATTTGGCGGCGTTGGCATCTGACCCGTTACTGGATCAATGAAAAAATCATCACGCGCAGCGGCTTGGCCGGGGCGAGCTTGACGAAATGCGTCAACGCTCTGTTGATACATTGGATAGCTACTGTAAGCTGACATGCCGTTGTAATCTTGTGCTTGAGGCATGCCAGCATTTACTGGGCCAGACGTACCCATGCCAAACGCACTTAATGCACCGTCAGTGTTTTGCATCGCCGCTTGCTGGCGTGGCGTGAGTGCGGCTACATCTGGCCCCATGTAAGGAATATCTCCAAGTCGTGCCAAACCTTCGCCGCGCTGAATGTTTCGCACCGCTGGATCCATTATTTCGCGTGGATATTCAACTTTTGATGTACTGCTGCCACCTTTTGCCATTAGATGTCCTTCCAAAATGCGACGTGCAAAACGTCAATGTTGTATTTCTTTAAGGCTCTTTCCCAGCCTTTACGCCCGTTCATGCTGATAGCCGTGCAGCCCTGCGATTTAGCAAATTCTAACACGTCAAGATGAATACTTAAAATTTCTGTGAGGTCGCCAGCGCCAAGAAAAATGTGCAGCACCTTTTTTTGAGGGTGGCTGATTATTTCCGTAACAATGCAACTTTTTTTAAGCGGCCAAAGCTGCATTAAACCTTTGTAGACGCCTTCAGCTACGTCAATAAAATCATGCGTATTTCCGCTGTGCTTTAGCGCGTTTTCAATGAGCGGCCTGCAACGTGTTAGTTGATCCATTAGAAAGCTCCGCTTGAGAGTGTGGCGCGTTTCCAAATATTTGCAGACCCATTGTGAGATGCTGTGCAAACGTAGATGTAGTTGGCGTCCCAGCTTACCAAACCAGCTTTATCGCCAGCCACGCCAACAGAGCTTGCTGGTACTGTGTTTTTAACAACAACCTCACGGAATGCGTTGCTTCTACTTACGATTGGATAAAGGGCTGATCTATCCCAAAGCAAAACGCCATCCTCGCTTGGTGTGTCATAACCGCGCCGTGAAACCATGACGGGCAAAGAACGCTGCACCCACTTGGTAAAACTTTGCGCCCAAATGCGAAAATTATCCGTAATTGGTGGTGGGCCTAACGTACTCATCTACGTCCACCTGTGCGAGCATCAAGGCGCATTATCCCAACGCGCCAATCAGAGCCAGCGCCCTCTACGCGCATTCTGACTTGCCTGCCTTGGAAACGGACGTTTGTAGGATTGGTCATTGTAAACGGGCCATGCGTCGTTTCGCTTGCATTTGGATAAAGTCGCGTTTTAAACTTGGCTGTGACGCTGCCTTGCGTTTTTTCGTCAGGCAACAGTTCCACAACGTTCATCACATTGTCGCCGTTGCCAATGGAGATTGGCCCTGTTTCGGCATGAGGCGTAGCGCCAGAGTAAGACGTTCCAACCTCATGCTCGTAAAGAATGCCAGAAGCGTCAAAATACATTGGGTATCTAAACGTACCTTTATCCAAACCGCTAACGCGATCTAACGTGCCAGTTGTCCAAATGTTTTCGACATAATCAAAGCTCACGTAGCGGTCATTCTCCATTGAGTTAGCGCTCGGATAAAACCATGTAATTTCTGACCACTCAGAGTTTACAACGGCGTTAACCTTTGTCATTTGATCCTTGTTAATGTCAGAAAAAACGTAATCGCCAACCTCGCAAGAAATCGTTTGAACTTGGCCGCCCGTGTACATGTGAAAAGACCTATCGCCCATCCAAAATACGCCTGCATCGACGGTTGCCGCTGCCTTTGCGCCGACCATGCCACAGCTTGTGCCAACACGTTCAATGCCGTAAACAAAAGGTGGGCCTTGGTAGGTCATCGCATGCGCATCTTCAGTTGTAATTATAAGCGCTTGGCCGCGTGTGCGTAAACCAGCTAGAATAACACCGTTGGTCTGGATGCGTAAATCACCAGCTTGATTGGTCGCTGCCGCCGTCCACAGATTATTGTTTTCTTGATCGCTCCATTGCACCTTACGCGGATCGCCGCCAGCGCCAAAACAGACAACGAAACGCTCCTCAGTCACCATCATAGCGCTGCAATTCGTTGGCGCGTTTGACAGTAATGCAGCGTCAGTTGAAGCGTTTAACTGCCATTCATACAGCTTGCCGTCATCAGAGTGCATTGCTAAAAGATATTCACCCCAATTTTCAAGGCTCCAAGTTGTTGCGCGATACACAATATCTGCGTCAGCGCGAGGTGTGCCGTAAGTTTCGTCATTATATAGGCCAGAGCCGTAGCCCGTGTTTAAAGTCGCATTTACGCGCCCTGCCGTAAAAGTATTTGGTGTGATGTCAGAAGCCGTGCCGCCAGCGTCAATAATATGAAGTTTATCATGCGTTCCAGCAGCGATAAAGCGCACGTCGGCGTTTGTTTCCCACGCCAAAACAGAACGCGGAACACCTGACAGATTTACGCTTTGTCGCTGACGCCAGCCGCCGATTGGACGCAATGCGCCCTCATGCCAACGGACAAGGTTTACATCGCGCCAACGATTTGCTGACATTAAATCAGTGCCGTTTCGATGTGCGCCGTTCGGAATATTAAGGGGTATAAGCGGCATGCTTTATCCTACGGCTTTGTCGGCCATGAAATTGTGGCTGGAAATTCTGACTGTTGCGGCACTTCACGAAGTTGTTGACGGTAGGCTGTCATTTGGCTCGACATTGTTAAGTCTGCCAAGGCAAGGTAATCTGTCTCAGCAAGAAGCGCATTTCTTTTTTCACGAACGTTATCCGCAAGTTGCGCTGCTAACCTAGACTGCTTTGCAGTCACCTCATCGCTAGATTTGTTGACGATGGTTTTTTCACCTGTCGTACAGTTTATTTCAATTTTAGTATCTGCCATCTTTAAACTCCATACAACGTAACATCGCCCTCAGTTGAGTTTCCGTTAAAATCTATTTCAATTCTTTCTAAAACTGCTGGTAATGTAATATTGCCAGACACAAGATTTAAAATATTATCACCAATTCCGATTGAGCTTTGAGCAGTGTAATCAAAGGTGCTGCCAGATGTACCATCGGCCCTAGTTATAATAATTTGACCTGTTACGACTTCGCTGCCAGATGTGTTTTGCGTTTTTGCTATTCCGCCAGATTCATCTCGTGTAATTGGGGCTTGGCCTGATGTGCCTTGAATTAATATTGTTTGATAGCCGCTTGTTATCATTGAGCTGTCGTTTGATAATCTAACATAATTTACGCCTTGAGCATTTGGGGCGTAAAAAGTAAGTACAAACATTTTTGCAGTCGCAGGCAGTCCCGTAAATGTAAAAGTGTCTGCATTATTTGCATCTAAAGTGGCTAACTGGGTTAGACCGCCGCCGCTTGACGCATTTTGCCACGAAATATCAGTACCGTCAGATGTGAGTATTTGATTGGCCGTGCCTTTTGTTAGCAGGGCTGTTGCTCCAGAAGAATTTCCGTAAATTAATGACCCACGACTTACAGCATCTAAAGTGTTTAACTCTGCCGCCGTTGATGAAACGCTTAAATCTGCCAAGCTGCCAGTTTTTGCATTTAGCTGGGTTTGAACGGCTGAAGTAACGCCATCTAAATAATTAAGCTCGGCTGTCGTAACGGTTGCGCCGTTTAGGATTTGAAACTCAGTGTTGTCAACGCCGCCTAATAAACTATCTAAGCTATTGATATTGTTATTTAAATATGAACCCCACGCATCTTCATCGCCGTTTATGGCTGGCATATTCCATGAGTAGTTTGTAGTTTGAGTAGCCATTTTATGCAGCCCTTTCTAATAGATCAGATGTTGTCCAATTTGTGTTTGCTGCGTTTGCTTCAATCCAAGTGGTGCTGACCGCGCTTGCTTCAGTCCACTTTAATTCACCGCTTGCCGTCATTGCGCTGACCGCTGATGCAGACGCTACGTTGGCCTCAACAGTGGCGCTTGCAGTTGACGTAAATATGGACGTTGCAGCAATGGTTGCAGCGCCAACAACATCAGACACGGCGCTTGCAGTTACGCTTGAGGATGTCGAAATTGACAACGCGGCATCACGAACAGCTTGCGCCGACGCTGACACAGTTGAAGTGCAGGCGATTGTTGCTGTCGCATTCTCAACACTTTGGTTAGCACCGTATGAAAATGTGCCGTATAAACCTTGACCGTATCCTTCACGATAGCCCGTTGCAGTGTTGTAAGTAACCGCGCTTGCTGTTGTGGAAGATGTGCAAGCAATTGTTGCCGCACCTTCAATATACACCTGCATAATCTCGCCAGTGGATGAAACGCTCGCCGCGCAAGCAATTGCTGCCGTGCCGTTTTGGATACGCTCACTTGCAGCGCTTACAGATGCAGCGCAAGCAATGGTTGCAGCACCGTTTGTAAAGCCGTCATCTGCGCCTGCTGACCCTATGGGCGCTGCTGATATGGGTGTAAAACCTAGCATGCGTTAGCCAGTCCAGAGCGTAGTTGGCGCGGTGTAATCAGCCGCGCTGTATCGAGCCAAACCTTTGGTAATTCTCAGATTTTGAATATTGCCGTTAAAATATTCGCTGGCTGAGTAAGCGTGTTTTCCGACTGCAAAATTATCGGCGGTGTAGTTTCGGGCGGTTGTAGCTGTTGCAACCTGAGACACGGTTGAAGTGCCTAAATGCAATCGATGATTTGAACCATCCCTGCTATACGATACATAATACCAAGTGTTTGCAGAAACTGCGCCCGTAGCGGAAGAAACAAGAAACGCGCCAGAGTACACGTATATTTTTCCAGATGCATCAAACGCTATGCACCACGCGGTGCTATCACCAGCATTGGTTCTAGTACCCATTATGTTACGATAGTTCGCTATATCGTCGGAATTGAACCAGCATTCCGCTGTGAAGTCTGAGGTTCCAAAATTTGCAATGTTTTGATTATTTAATGATATATAATCGCCAGAGCCGTCAAATTCTACCGAAAAAGCGTTGGCGATTTTTGTGGTAGCATGACCCGTTGTGTTTCCACTCAGAGTTAGATTTGCACTTTGAGACTTGTCAAAGACTTTGGCTCCTTGGCCTGATACAAGCAACTTGGTGTTTGTAACGGCTGTTAAAGGAGCAGTCGGAACAGATGTTTGAACCGCCCCAGTGCCTTTGATAATCCGTAAATCCGCTAAAAAGCCTACAAAATTACTGGCCGCACCGTCTACGCTAAAGCCTCTGCCTATTTGCGTTCCACTAGAGTTAAAATTAAAGGTCTGTGATGAAGATATTGTAACAGATGCATCTGCCGACCCATTAATATATATTTTTAAATCTGTCGAATTTTCTCTTGTTATGGTAACGTAGTGCCACTGTTTTAAAGCCAGAGTGTTGGTAGTAACAATAGCTGGATCACCTACGCCATTCGTGTACATATAGATTTTATTAGCTGCTGTGTGATTATCCCACCTGATACTCGAACTGCCTGCTACACCGTAATTTATGCTCGAAAATATGGCTGGGAAATTGTTTGACTGCGTATCAGCGTAGAACCAAAAATTAATAGTCCAAGGATTGGTTCCAAAATCGAAATCAGATAACGAAGAAAAACTAAAATAATCACTAGAATCTAGTTCAATACTTCCACCGTCATCTGCATTAGCTTCGCTATAATCGTATGGGCCGCTTGGAACTATTTTATGTGTACCAGCTATTTCAGTAATTGCATGGGAATTGTCTGAGTAGTCGGCTCTATAACCAGAAGTGCTTGGATAAAGAAAAACAGTGTTTGATATTTTTGCAAGGGCTTGAGTCGGAACCGTGTACGTCGATCCCGTATAAAGTTCGGTTCCGTTTAAAATTCTAACGTCCGTCATTTCCCCTTGAAAATCGTAATTGCCGCCAATGTAATCGCCTAAACGCGTTGGGTTTGATGCTGTCGTAGTGTAACTGTCGCCAGTTTTAATTCTATTGCCATCCGCAAACATAGAAATTACACCCGTAGACGAGCGACACAAGGCAACGTGATGCCATGAATTTAGACTTAGATGATGCCCCGAATCTTTCACCCCTGTCGTAGAATTAAACCAATAAACTCCACGGTTTGATCCATTCCCTGTCCCCCAAAAAATGCCAGTCCCAGTTTCGGAGGCTCTAGTTTCAATGAAGTTCATATAGTCCCGTGGGTAGGCTGGGATGTAGACCCACATTTCCCACGTATATGCTCCAGAGGCGCCAGCCCCTGACGAAACAGCGCTAGGCAAAGACAGTCCACCAGTTCCTGACATATTTAGACTGAATCCGCCTTTTCGATATGGGCTGAAGCTGCCTTGGCTTGGATCGCCAGAGGCCGTAATCGTGTGGCCCGACGAACTACTATCGGTAAAAGTCGAGTTAGTTCCAGCGGCAGAAGCATGAAGCAATAATGACGTGTAGCGTGAATTAACCACTGCAAAGCTTATACTAAAGCTGGCAGATTGATTACCTACCGCCGCGCTATCTGACACGTCAAAGCGAATTGTTATAGTGCCGCCTGCGCCAGAGCTAACAGGGGCTAACGTAAACACGTTTGACGATTGGCTAAGGCTTGCAAGCACATCTGATTGAGTGCCGCTTGTGACGGTTGCGCTGTAAGTTAGGGTTGTGCCTTCTTCTGCATCAGCGCCAGTAATTGTGACAACCGTATTTTGACTTTCCGTCATCTCAAAAGTGCCATTGGCAGCAATTGTTGACGTTGAGCCATCTGTTGTTTGACTGACTGAGCTTACGGTTGGCGACGTGTTAATTGTTGCAATCGCATACCAGCCGCTACCGTTATACATCATTAGCTTGTAGTTATCTTGGCGATACACCATGTCGCCTACGGACGGGCTGGAAAGCGCAAGCATAGCTGATTGATTAGCAACAGAAGTGACGCCGCCAGAGGGTGCGCCAGTATTAACGCTTGCACCCATGTTGCTATGTGATGAGCATTTGTACCACAAGGCAGGCGCGTCTTGATGTAGTTTTACCTCGGTGTAAGCACCTTTTGAACCGGGTGTGCCGACCGTGCGAACACCTGTTGAGTAGGTTGAACCGTCAGCGCTGCCGGATGCTAAAACAAGAGGATGACTAGCGTTTGTACTGTCAGACTGATCTAGCCTATAAGTAATACTCGGAAGCAGTGTAATGATTTGCTGGGAAGTGCCGTCAATAACAAACTTACCGCCTGCAACCGTTACAATTATTTCCTGCGTAAAGTCAGCGTCAAGCGCTGTAACGAAAACGTGATGTGTGCCAGTGCCTAAATCAATTCTAGTATTACTGTTTGAACTAAGCTGAACTAAATTATCAAGGCGAAGAAGCCTAGTTGCGGTACTTGAGCTATACACTGCCTCACCAATTTCAAAATCAGTGCCATTCTCAGCTTCGATGCAATACCGCAAAAGATCGCCGTGGACAACGCCAGCCGTGGCAAATGTGACAAAGCCGTCAACCGCACTTCCGAGCGTAATCGTACCCGTGCCGGTGGTCGTTGTCGTCATCTTTGCGCGGTTGAAAAGCTTGCTCATGTCAGCACCTAGTCTAGCGTGATGGACAAATTGGACGCTGGAATACGGAACGCATCGCCGTCGTTAATGGTCTTGGACGCTGACAATGCAGAGTAGACAATCATGTTGCCGCCGCTGCTTGCATCAAAGACGGCCAAGTGTGAAATTGTACCCCAATTGCCGCCTGACGCCGCTGTAAATTCAATTGCGCCGGAGTTGGTTGCTGCGTTGCCAGAAACGGCAAACGCCGCTGCTTTTCTAGCGTAGGCATTGCCGCTAATTTCAGTACCGCCTGCTGCTTCGCCCGGTGCGCCAGTAAACAAGCCGATAAACCAAGCCGTAGGGCGTGTGACGCTCGTTGCAGTAAATGTATAGGTCAGTAAGTGCGTTTCATGGGTGTTGGTAAAACTCATGCTTTTGTCTCCATATCGAGCGGTATTATGTTACCATGTGTCATCTAATTTAGAAAGAAGTGACGCGCATGCGAAGCCCAGAGCCAGCATTGCGTGTATTGTCTGAGGATGTTTGCATTGAAGCGAGCGCAGAAGCGTACATTGAACCCCAAACTTGCAGGCGCGCATCATCAAGCAAATATGGCGCTGCCTGCATCAACGCGCCGTAAAGATAAACGTCGGGCGCATCTGCCAGCACGAAATTTGACGTATTGCTGTCACTTAGCGCGGGTATCTTAGCGTAATAGGTTAACTGCGCTGTATAATTGCCGTCTGGCGTTGGATAAAGCTCAATTTGGTTGCCAATGTGGGCGTATTGCTTGGGGCGTCCTGACGTGTTGCCGCTGCTTTCGCGCTGTGTCAGCATTGCGTCCAAGCTCACTAGCTCCAAGCGGTGCGTTGTGCCGCTGGTGATGCCAAGGCGCACAGTTTCAAGATGATCGCCGGGAAGCTGTACAAAGCGCGTGTCAAGCGTTGCGTCATCGCGGTCAATCATTTGCAAGTGCCGCAAATCCCGATTGAGTGCCGCCTCAGTCAACGCAATGAAATCGGGTATAACGGAAGTTAAATCATCCCGATTCAGCCAGCTCGCTATAGCGGTTTTTAACTCGGCGTAGGTGGTGATGCTCATTGGAGTAACCCTCTGTTTTCACGTTGTTGAGGTTGTTGCATGGCAAGCAAGCCTGCGAGCGGGTTGGCGTTGGCGTATGCTGGAAAAAAGCCAAATTCGTTGACATCATTGCCGTCAAAGTAAATGTCTTTTACTTTAACCTTCATTGAAATAACTTTGCCTTTTTCGTTGCCATCTTGACCGTAGCCATCAAGTGCGTGCAACTCTGCATATTTTGGGCTTAATGTTACAAAGTCACCCTCGTTAATATTCGTAACGTCGTTTGGTACAGCGCGGTAAATAGTCACCTCTGCATCTGGCTTGCCCTTAACGGCATTAATGACCCTGTAGCTTTGTTGATTTGCTATACCAAACTCATCGCCTTTAAAGCGCGGCCCCGGCGCATATATTCTTGATCCAGAATTGCTGTAGAAGTCGTTAGGATAGCCCGCGTTTTCGCCATTTGTTGCCTTAGTTACGTCATCAAGTCGCACCGGGTTATCATCGCTAGGCCCACGCGGTTGGTGCTGCATTCTGTAATCAGTGCTGACGGCATCATCGTTTGGATCGTAACCAAATCTCTGAATATTTGCTTGACGCCGCAACTCAGCAGGCGAGACTTTAGCATCACTCGCCAGCAATCCCGCCGCGCCTGCCGACTTGCTCGCGTTGGCGTAAAAATCTTCCAACTCTGGCTGTGCAAAACCTCGCAGAATAGAGTTGGCACTGCGCGGATCTAAAATCTGGCGCGCTGTGGCTGTCTCCAGAGCGGCCTGCACGCGCTGAATAGGGGCGGCATTTATGTTGGCAGGGTCTACGCCGTTTTGGGCAAGTATGTCAGCCAGTTCGGGCTTGGCGCGAGCGTGCTGACTTAGTACAAGCGCGCCGACGCTGGCGTTGGCGTTGGCTGCTGATAAGTTGGACAAGTCAGAAAATTCTGGATCAAATCTAGCGAAACGCGAGCGGATGTTGGCGGGGTTAGCAAAAGTTCGCTGATCTTCAACTTGTATGCCATCATATTCCCCAAGCGCTTCATTAAATGCTGCTGTGCTTTCTGGCGTTCCTATTCCAAATTCACGCCTAACGCTGTCTATTTCGGTTCTAACTTCTGGTGGCGCTGGCTTGTTTGTGCCAATAAGAGACAAAACATTTGCGTTTCCATCTCGCGTACCTTCTGCATAGCCACTTGCTACATTAGGCTCAGGTGCAACGTAAACGCCGGGTCCGATTAAGCCTCTCTCACTTGGCCGAAAACTAGAGAAATCGTTGCCAGTCCCATGATAAAGCGGCGTGTCACTGTCAAAACCCAACTCACTCGCTCTAGCCATTCTGGCATTCTCGGACATATCTAGCGGCGTATTGTTAAACATGTATTGCGGGTCAGCCGCTGCCATCATGTCGTTTGTAACTTCGTTGGCACGTCCTTGAGCGCGCAGCTCTAAGATAGCTTTGGCGTTGGCCTCTGCTTGATTGCGTGGCTCTGGTAGCACAGCCAGCAAGCCAGCACCTTTTGAGGCGTTGGCTGCTGGCGCAAATCTAAACGCAAGGCTAGGGCTTCCATCAGACTCAACCATTGTTATGGCATCAGCGCCAACATTGTCTAAAAACTGCTTCTCCGCTGCGCTACTGTTTTGATTACCTGTTTGGCGATTG